AAGGCGTATTGGTGCGAGATAAACGATATAAAGTTAGTTAATTTAAACTTTAACGAAACCGAAGAAGAGTGGAAAGAAAAAATATGAATAGAGGCGAAGAAATATTACAAGAATTTTTAGAGAATATTGATAGGTACACTAAATCACTTCACTTGAGCGAGGTAAAAGAAAACCAAAATATTTCAGATTTGTTAAATTTTCAATTTTCTGACTTTGAAAAGCTGACGGCTGTGGAGTGCAGTTCTGCCGCCTATCAACTTTATGCTTACGCTGAGTACATTGAGACTGAAAAAGCCAAACAAAAAAATATTTTAGACTGGGCAGAGTCGTCTATTTGGTTTATAATTAGTGGAACCTTAGATCAGTATGGGGACAAGTTCACCAAGTGGCAAGTTAAGTACTATCCCGCTATAAAAGAAAACCCTTTAGCTAGTGAGATACTAAAAATAAAAAACTATGCTGAATCAAAGGTTAAAATACTAGAAGGAAAATGTGAAAGAGTAATGAGAATGGCAGACGTTTTGAGCAATTTATCAAGGAAAAAATACTAATGAATAATAAGGACAGAAACGTAATAGAGTCTTTGACAAGCGTAATGATGGACATTAAAAAGGCTATCGAGTTAATAGACCAAAAAATTGATAAACTGAATTATGCTATAGAATCGCTCAACACCACCGAAGCTGTTGTTGCGAGTAAAGTAGTACTTGACTCACCAAAAAAACCTAACATTGATTACAATGATTGGGGAAACGTTAAAGAAGAAGATGAGCCAGTTGAAGAAGTTCACAAGATGATCAAGAGCAATAAATTTGTTGATGACGGCAGTCTATTCCAAGAAGAAGAAGACAGAACACCACCCGTGAACCCGTCTCCAAGAAAGCGTCGAGGCTGGGAATCAAACTTGATTGAAGTGACTTGCGACAAGTGCAAAAAGACAGAAAAAGTAAATAAGATACACGCAACAGGATCAATCTACTCTTGCCGGAGGTGTTCAAGAAGATGATAAAAGATTTAGCAGCAGAAAGGGCAGTCTTATCTGCCTTGGTACAATTTGGCTTAGATGTTTATATGGATTTAGATTTTCTTACCGCCGACTGTTTTGTTGATAGTCAGAATCAGTTTTTGTTTGACTGCATCTCTAGTATACTTTCAGAAGGTAGAGAAGTTGAGGTTTCGTCAATTTTGTCTGAAGCCAATAATCTTGGTAACGCAATAGATAAAAACGAAATGGCATTTATTAGGTCGTTAATTAATTTCCCGATCTCCAAAAGTAATGTACCGTCTCACGCTGCAAAACTTGCTAAACTCGCAACAATTAGGACTTTAGATTCCACCTTGACTCTTTGTAAGAGTGATTTAAAAAAATTAAATGGCTCAGAAGACCTAGCCGATATTATATCTAAGGTAGAGGAGCCAATCCTAGATGTGACAGGAGAGGCTTTTTCTGGAAGCTCAAATCAAACAGAGGTTCTTGGTGCGGATGTTTTTGATTATATAGAGTATCTTTCTGAAAACGTAAGAGAGACTCTGGGAGTACCAACAGGATTTCCTGAGTGGGACAACGCTATTGGTGGAGGTCTTAGAAAGGGCTGTGTTGATCTAATTGGAGCTAGACCAAAAACAGGAAAGTCCATGCTTGGCGATTCCGTAGGTATTAACATTGCAAGGCAGGGCGTTCCCGTTTTAATGCTTGACACAGAGATGTCCAAAGAAGATCACTACAATAGAATATTGGCTAGTTTGTCAAACGTAAAAACCAAAGAAATAGAAACTGGATTATTTGCAAAAACACCTTCTAAGTCACACGCCGTGGGAGAGGCCGCTAAGGAGTTACATGAGCTACCTTATCACTACCTTAGTATTGCTGGTCAGTCGTTCGACTCAATATTATCTCAAATGAGAAAGTGGATTTATCAGCACGTTGGGTTTGACGAAGATGGTAAAACTAAAGACTGCGTTATTATCTACGACTACCTAAAATTAATGGATGGTGACAGTATTTCTTCTTCTATGCAAGAGTATCAAGTTCTTGGGTTTCAGATTACTAAGCTGCATAACTTTATGGTTAAGTACTCGTGCCCATGTTTGGCCTTTGTGCAGTTGAACAGGGATGGAGTAACGAAAGAGTCGTCTGACGTTATCAGTGGCTCCGACAGGCTTGTTTGGCTTTGTACTAGCTTGAGCTTGTTTAAATTAAAGTCCCCTGAAGAATTAGCCGAAGATAATCAGGTCGATGGAGATCAAGGGAATACAAAGCTAGTACCCCTACATGCTAGGCATGGTGGGCTTATGGATCAAGGTGATTATGTTAGTTTAAAAGTTGATGGTGAGTATGGTAGAGTTGTACAGAAGATGACAAGAAATCAAATTTACTATAAAGGCAAAGAAGATCAGGAAGGTTTCAAATCAAATGAAGAGTCTAACACAGAAACAAATTTCTAAAATTTGCGAAGAATTATTAGAGCGACTGCCTGACTTTTTGACGCACATGGATATTGATTTTATGGAGTATCCCAATAGAATCGCCTTTCCTTGCCCAGTTCACGGTGGTGACAATCCAGAGGCTTGTTGTATATTTACAGATGGAAATTCAGCTAAGGGAAACTGGCATTGTTGGACTAGGCACTGCGAAGAAGAATATTCAGGTTCTTTGGTAGGGCTTGTTCGTGGATGGATGGAGAAAAACGGGTGCGAAGAAAATTCGTTCCATAAGGCTCTTAAATTTTGTTGTGATTTTCTAAAAATGGATGTGGAAAAAGTAGAAGAATCTAACTATGACAAGGGTAGAGTTAATCAAGTGTTTAAAATATTTAATGATGAAAACTCAACTGATTCACCTCCTGCCATATCTAGAGAATCAATTAGGCAAAAACTTGACATTCCGTCTATGTACTACCTAAACAATAAGGATGAACGCAAAAGGTTTTCGGCTGAAGTGTTAGACACTTTTGATATCGGTGATTGCAAAGATTCTAAACAGTCAATGTTTGGACGTATAGTAGTTCCGATATACGATGAACATTGCAATTACTCTGGATGTGTTGGCAGAACTAAAAGCGAGGTTTCAAAATCAAACCCGAAATGGAGAAACAGTAAAGGCTTTTCTAAGTCTGCTAATCTATACGGTTTTAATATTGCGTCAGAACACATACTGAGTTCTGGAACAGTTATATTGGTTGAGGGGCAGTCGGACGTTTGGAGGCTTTACGAGTCTGGGCTTCCTATGTCTGTAGGAATTTTTGGAAGCTCTTTGTCAGACAGGCAGCTAATAGTACTAGAAAAATCAGGAGCTTTCAATGTTGTGGTGTTAACTGACTACGATGAGGCTGGCGATACAGCTTACAAAGATATAGTAAATAAATGCGGAAGAAGATTTAATTATATTAGACCAAATTTAAAAGACTGGTTTAAGTCTACGGGCCTACCTCAGAGCGAGTGGGATGTAGGTAGTATGACAGTTCAAGAAATTAAAAACGAAATTTATCCATTATTAAAAGGAATAATCAATGACGAACATTATAGCATTTGCGGGTAAAAAACAGTCTGGTAAAAGCACATGTGCGAACTTCCTGCACGGATACCAGATGAGAGCACAAGGAATCATTAGTGATTTTGGATTGAGCAAAGAGGGCAAACTACTTGTTCAAACAGAAGACATGAAAAGTGAAAAAGAAATAGAGCAAAAACTTGCCTTGATTGATGTTAACCGCAAAGATTACGAATTTGCAGAGTGGGCGGCGTACAGCATGTGGCCTTTTGTGAAGAATTATTCTTTTGCTGAACCTCTCAAGCAATTGGTTGTTAATCTTTTTAACGTACCCGAAGAATGTTTGTACGGCACGGATGAACAGAAGAACCAAGTGCAAGAGCATTTGCTGTGGGAAAACATTCCAAAGCCGAAACACTTAGGATTCAAGCGAGGCCCAATGACCGCCCGTGAATTTCTACAATTCCTTGGAACAGACGTTATGCGTAAAATGTACGAACCTATTTGGGTAAAGTATTGCATAGACAGCATACAGTCTGAAGAATCATTAATCGCAACAATTGATGATGTTCGCTTTTTGAATGAACTAGAAGCGGTTCAAAAGGTTGGTGGAAAAGTTATTTACCTAGATCGAAACAACGACTCTAAAGACAGTCATTCTTCTGAAAACGAATTATGTCTTCACCTAGACAAGTTTGACGCAGTTATTGATAATTCGGGCTTGTCAATCCTAGACACGAGCATGGAAGTTATGAAATTTATTGAGAAGTGGGGATGGCTTGAGGAAAATGTATCCATAACAGCAAAACAAGAAAGCAAATAATGATAGTAACATACATAAGAAGTTCGTCGTATAATAATTACGACTTTTGTCAAATGCAATATTTTCTAACTTATGTTTTAGGTTGGAGGTCAGACAGTGGCAAAAAAGCAGATATGGGAACTATGGCTCACAAAGTTATGGAAATCTTGGCTGGTCTAAAAAAATTCCAACAAGATAACCCAAGAAAGAAATTTTTAGTTGTAAACGACGATAAGTGTGGTAAAATCAGAGAGCACAAAGACAAGCTGCACACAAGCGAATTAGTTGATAGGCTGACAGAAAAGGCTATAAGTGATTATGCAAAGGGTTCGCGACATAAATTTTATCGCAAAGAAAGAGCAGAGGTTAGGCAGACCGTAGAAACTTTTTTAACTTGGAACGATGGTCAATTTGATCCAAGATTGAGAAATATTTATTATCCAGAGCCTCATTTTGATATACCGATTGAAGAAGAATGGGCCAAGTTTGATTTTATTGACGCACAAGGCAATCAACAAAAGGGTCAACTAGCGATCAAGGGTACGATTGATCTTGTAACTTTAGTGAAAGAAGATACAATCGAGGTGGTTGACTGGAAAAGTGGTCGCCGTTTAAACTGGGCGACAGGAGAAGAAAAGACATATGAAAAGATGCAGAATGACCCACAGTTATTGTTATACTTTTACGCGATGTCTAAAATGTTTCCAGATTTCAAATACAGAATTATGAGTATATTCTTTTACAAGGACACAGAAGGCAATCCAGACCCAGTACCTTATAGTTTTTGCTTTGATGAAAGTGACGAAGAAAGGTTTTTAGGTATGCTTAAAGACAGAGTGGGAGAGATCAAAAATAATATTTCTCCAAAGCCTGTTGACCCTACGCGGAGAGACCCAAAATGTAAGTACTTGTGTCATTTTTATAAAAATAAGTTTGAAGGTGAAAGCTCTTGCATGTGCAAGTCTGTAGAGCAATCACTTAAAGAAGATGGAATGGATGTTGTTTTAGAAAAATATACTGCACCTGATTTCAATATTGGTTTTTACGAGGCTCCCGGATAATATTAAGGTAGAAAATGAGCGAATATACTCCACTAAATGTCAAAACTGACTACAGCATCCAGAAAGGATTTTGTCAATGCGACAATATTGCAAAGAGATGCAAGGAAAATGGCTATCAAGCATGTGCAATTAACGATATCGAGAACGTGTCGGGCGTGCCAGCTTTTCATAAGGCTTGCAAGGACAACGGAATCAAACCAATAATTGGTTGCGACTTCAATGACTTCTCTTTGTTTGCTAAAAACAAGCAGGGTTATTTTGAGTTGATTCAGTTTACTTCAGATTTTCAATCAGAAAACTTTAAAAAGCTAGACAGCTTAAAGATTATGGCATCTAAAAACAATATCGCGTGTGTGGTTTTCAGAGATTGCCAGTCTGATAAACCCAAGGACAACCTGTCAAACGTTTTAAGTAAGATGTTTAAAAGCAACTTTCATGAAATAGTAGAGACTGGAACATACTATGTTGACGAAACTGATGCTGAAGCTCACAGAGTTATGGTTCTTTCTGGGATGAAAACTAACTTCAAAAAGATGAGGTCAATCAACAAAGAAAGATGGGAAGAGTCTAACAATCAAAGGTTTTTTGACTCTAGTAATTTTTACTTGGGGGCAAATATACAAGAAGATCAACTTAGCAAAATATCCAAAATTGTTGAGTCCTGCGAGGATTATGAAATTACGGCAAAGCCTATGCTTCCAGAATTTAAATGTCCAAACGGAATGTCTCAAGACGATTATCTTAAACAGTTGTGCAGAGAAGGTTGGGCCTCTAAGCTGACTTCTGATGTTTTAACTACAGAAGAAATCAAACAGACCTATCTTGACAGAATACAATCAGAGATGAATGTTATATTTAACGCTGAACTGTCAGGTTATTTTTTAATCGTTCAAGATATTGTTAGATACGTTAGAGAAAGAGGTTGGATTGTTGGCCCCGGAAGGGGTTCTGCTGCGGGTTCGCTAGTATCATACCTTATAGGAATTACTAATGTAGACCCAATCGAAAACGATCTTTTGTTTGAAAGATTCTATAACGAAGGTAGAAATACCAAAGATAATATTTCCTTGCCAGATATTGACTTAGACGTTCCTCCTTCTCACAGGGATGAAGTTATTGATTACATCAAGAGCCTGTTTGGGGAAGATAAGGTGGCACAGGTGATTACTTTTGGTAGGCTTCAGGGAAAGTCAGCACTAAAAGAATCTCTGCGTGTGTGTGGCTCTGTGGGTTTCTCAGAGATGAATGAAATTACAGATCAGATTCCAGAAACTCAGGAAATTTCAGATAAGATTTCTGCTTCTGGTGAAAGCTCAGTTATTATGTGGGCTTTAAAAAACAACCCAGACAATTTAAAGTCTTGGTGTTTTATTAACAGTGACGACGAACTTCAGGGTAGTTTGTCTCATGAGTTTGATTTAGCGATTAAACTAGAGGGTGCGATCAAGAGTAAAAGCACCCACGCTTGTGGAGTTGTTATATCAAAAAACAAACTGAGTGATATATGTCCCGTTATTGATAATAAATCTGGTGATCCAGTAGCAGCATTTGAGATGCAAGATTTAGAAAGTCAAGGACATGTTAAGTTTGATATTCTAGGTTTAAATGTTTTAACTAAAATTATGGAGATTTGCAATGAAAGTTATTAGCGGCAAAGAAGACATCATGTCTGTTGTTTATCACGGGTACTCTATTGTCAATAAAAGGGGTGCGTCTATATGCAACTTGGAAGATGTTATGATAGGTAATTTTATACCTAAAGGTAAATACCAAGTGTGGTGCGAAAAAGAAAAGGTCTACGAATTATTCCAAGACTTAGGCGATGCTACAGATTTGTTTATAAAAATTTCAAAAAAGGGTGGCTAATATGAATTATCGTGATATAATTGTTTTTGACTTTGAGACCACAGGAAGAAACGCAGAAAAGTGTCAACCCACTCAAATTGCTGCCGTAGCTATCCACGCAAGAAAACTCAAAATTCAGCCTAACGGTATTTTTGAAAGTACTATGAGGTGCATAACTAATGATGATAAAGCTATTGCTGCTGGGTTTGACCCGATTGAGGAAGGTGCTTTAGAAGTAACAAAAAGAACTAGAGCTAGTCTAGCCAAAGGGCCAATGCCAAAGACTGTATGGAAAAACTTCGCTAAGTTTTGCGATCAGTTTAACTTCAAGAAAACTCCTTGGTACGCACCAATAGCTGCGGGTTACAATATTAATGGGTTTGATATGAAGATCGTAGACAGGCTTTGTCGAGAGTACGGCCCAACAAGCGATAAGAATGGAGAGCAAAAAATCTTTCACCCAATTCACAGAATTGATCTGATGCAGCATATTTACTGCTGGTTTGAAAATCATGCTGAGGTAAATAAGTACAATATGGATTACCTAAGAGAATACTTTGGTATGCCCAACGAGAACGCACATGATGCGTTGCAAGACGTGAAAGATACTGCCAATATTCTAATTAGATTTTTGAAGCTACAAAGAAATATTATTGACAACAATAAGGTTCAATTCAAAAACGCATTTGCTAACGGAAATTTTGATATAACTTAGAGGTTAACGTGAACGATTTTAATATTAATGATTTTGATGACAAGCTAACATGGGACTTGATTAGCGAAGGTAGAACAAAAGGTGTTTTTCAGCTTGAAAGTCAACTTGGTTCTAGCTGGGCTAAAAAGGTTAAGCCGAGAAGTATTACAGAGTTATCAGCTTTGATTTCCCTGATTAGACCGGGATGCTTGAAGGCCATCATGGATGGCAAGTCTATGACTCAAACCTATGTTGACAGAAAGTCAGGCAAGGAACCTTCTAAATACCATCATCCATCCTTGGAGTCTACCCTTTCAGAGACTTATGGTGTTTTAGTTTACCAAGAACAGTCCATGATGATAGCAAAGGTTTTATCTGGTTTCGACTTGAAAGAAGCTGACAACCTAAGAAAAGCTATTGGTAAAAAGAAAGCCAAGTTAATGCTTGAAGTTAAAGAAAGGTTTATATCTGGTGCTGGAGAGCAAGGTGTTGTCTCAGAAGAAATAGCTGAAGAAATCTTTTCTTGGATTGAAAAGTCTAGTAGGTATGCGTTTAACAAATCTCATGGAATTGCCTATGCTGTAAACACCTACCAAAGTGCATACTGTAAAGCTCACAGACCCTTGAAGTTTTTTGAGGTTTATTTAAATCACGCAAAAGACAGCGATGATGTAAAAGAGTTTGTTATGGATGCCAAAAATCATGGCATTGAGGTTTACCCTCCTTCGCTTTCAAGGTTGTTTCCCGACTTTACTATGGATAAGGATAAAAATGTTATTTATTTTGGCATTTCTAACGCTAAAAATGTTTCTGCGGTAGACGTGCAGATCATAGAAAAGCTAGGAAAAACAAAAGATATCCCTTCTTTTACTTGGCTTGATTGTTTGTTTACCTTTGGTGGAGTTAAGCAGGGTGAAAAGCTAGGCAAAAGAACTATTGAGTCATTGATTTCAATTGGTGCGTTTAATGGTAAAAATAATAAAACGCAAAGAAATAAAATGCTTTATGAATACGGGGTGTGGAACTCTCTATCTGCATCAATCAAAAAGCATATTGCTAATTTGTACAAACATTACTCTGGGGCGTTTGATGATTTACATACTTGGATTTCGTTGGCACTAGAATATAAATACGTTTCTAGCAAAGATTCGACAGAATATAAATACATAGCAAAAGAATGTAATGGGGGCAGGGCGATAGTTCAACCTAAAAAGGTTTCCGAATTACTTGATTTAGTGGAGTCTTTGAAGAACCCACCTTATTCGACTGACGATCACGCTTGGACTATAGCAAACTTAGAAAATAGAATAATTGGATGCTCTTTAACTTGTAGTGTAGTAGATGGTTCAATAAAATCAAATTTAGCAAAAAATATGTGCAAAGACGTACAAAATAGTACTATAATTGGTAAAACTTCTATTGCTGTTTCTATAGCCTCAGTAAGAGAATATGAAACAAAAAAAGGTAAAAACGCTGGAAGTATTATGGCGTTTTTGTCAGTTGAAGATAGCAGCGGGTCTTTAGATGTTACTGCTTTCCCAGAAGATTATAGCAAGAATAAAAACTTGTTGACCGAAGGAAATACAGTTCTTATAAACGGAACAGTTTCCAGTAGAGATGGTAATTCCCTTATATTGAATAAAGTTTCACAAATTTGAAAGGTTTTTATGAATAATTGCAGTTTTTTGGGTTTGGTTTCGAACGAAATCTACCTACATGAAGAAAATGGTGTTCCAGTCGTAAACTTTGAGCTAGAAATAGAAGAGTTTAGAAGGTCATCTGGTGGAGAGAAAAAGAGAAATGTAACCTATGTAGAGCTTGAGGCTTGGGATTCCGCTGCTCTTGCTATTCAAAAATACGCAACAACGGGAACATTGATGGCGGTAGAATCTGTCGCACGTAACGACCAAGTTCAATTAGGGGCTAGTGGAGAAGAGTCGCCAATGACGTACTTTCGAGTTACAAGTTTCAAAATAATTCACTAGGATCAGCTATGAGAAAAACTAAAATATTATTCGTTACAGAGTTTAGCGAGTTAAGCACAGGATATTCTGTTTATACAAAAAATGTACTTGGTTACTTATCTAAAGTTCCTAACTTTGAAGTAGCTGAATTATCGTGCTATGTAGACAGAAACAATCAGGCGATAAAAAATGTACCTTGGAAAGTTTATCCTAACAAACCGCTAAAAGAAGACCCAGAATTTGCTGCGTACTCTGGAAATACAGCCGCTCAGTTTGGAGATCAAACCTTTAATGCTGTTCTGCTGGATTTTCGACCTGATATTGTAATGGATATTAGAGACTGGTGGATGTTTGAATTTGAGCAAAGATCGCCCTTTAGAGATTATTTCCATTGGTCTATTATGCCAACTGTTGACGCGAAGCCGCAAGACCCTCAATGGGTGAATACTTACGCTTCTGCTGATTCTGTTTTTACTTATTCGGAGTTTGGCAGAGATGTGCTGCGAAGCCAATGTGACGATCTTAACTTTATTGATATAGCGTCTCCAGCAGCAGACCCCGAAATTTTCAAGCCGCTAAATAAACATGAGCACAAAGAATCTTTTGGTTTATCTGGGGATTCTTTTATAATCGGAACGGTTATGAGGAACCAGAAAAGAAAGCTCTACCCAGATTTATTTGCGTCATTTAGAAAAATACTAGACAAAACGCACAGAGATGATATATTTCTCTATTGCCATACATACTACCCAGATATCGGGTGGGATATCCCAAGTTTATTAAATGATTACAATCTGTCAAGTAGAGTGCTGTTTACATACAAATGTAAAACCTGTCATACAATTACTGCTGACTTTTTTAACGATGGCGTTCAAGTTTGCAAGCAGTGTGGAAACTTTACCAATCAACTCGCTGGTATTTCGAATAGCATAGACTCCAATCAGTTGGCTGGAATCTATAACTTGTTTGACGTTTACGTTCAGTACGCAAATAGCGAAGGCTTTGGTATGCCTCAACTAGAAGCTGCGTATTGTGGGCTACCCGTTGTTTCGGTTAACTATTCAGCGATGGAGTCCGTTATTAAAAACATTGATGGAATTCCAATTCAGCCTTTGTCGTTTTACAAGGAATGTGAAACTGGTTGCGATAGGGCGATACCAGACAACAAGCAGTTTATTGAAGTTATGACAAACTTGATTAGACTAGGCAAGCAGGCCAATGCAAAGCGTGGGCTTGAGATTAGAGACAACGCACTGAAAGCGTATAGCTGGAAGGAAACAGCAGAAAAGTGGAAGTCTCACTTTGAAAAAATACAACTAGCACCAATAGAAAGTACTTGGTTATCCCCGCCTAAAATCTTCGAGCCTGCTAGACATATACCGGAAAACATGGTGTCTATTTTAGACAAGGTTAACTTTTTGTTTACTCATGTTCTTCACAAGCCAGAATGGATAGGAAGTTTCTTTTGGAGAAAAGTTATAAAGGACTGCACATTTGGATATAAATGTCAAAATCTCAGCAAAGACTTTTACTTTAATGAGTCACACAACAAAAGTCATGGAAGTATGCAACCGTTTTCAATTGATCAAGCACTAGAAGAAATGATTAATTTTAGGAATCAGTTAAATGGCTGGGAGTCAGCCAGACACCAATCAAATCAAAGGAAATTCTCACAATGAAAGTTTTGTATATAGGAAATTACAATGATGGCACTGGCTGGGGAAACGCAGCAAAGGCTAATATTCTATCCTTATCAATGATAGATGGAGTTAAAGTCTACCCTAAAAGCATAACATTCAACGGTAGCTACGAAACCAAAAACGAGGCCATGCTTCTGCTAGAAGCCAAGAATGGTAAACTTGATGGCACTCCAGATGTTTGTATTCAGCACACGCTTCCAAATCTTTACAGCTATGACAGTAGATATAAAAATATTGGAGTGTTTTATTTTGAGGCCAACTCTGTTCCAATCGAGTGGATTGCACAGTTAAATATGATGGACGAGCTTTGGGTTGCTACTGAAAAAAATAAAAAAGATGCGTTTTCCAGTGGCGTGACTACACCTATCAAGGTTGTTCCAATTCCTCTTGATGCAGACAAGATACTTTACTTATCTGAGATGGGCGGTAAGATAGATAGAATGGTTGACCGTTTTAACTTCGGGTTCGTGGGTGAGTTTGTAGAAAGAAAAAATTTAAAAGCACTCTTAATGGCTTTTCATGCAGAGTTCGATCCAAGCGAGCCTGTTAACTTATTCGTAAAAACATCTGGCGTAGATATGGATACCTTAAAGCAGCACGCAAATCAAATCAAGGCGGGTTTAAAAATTAGAAACCGCTACATTGAAGAAATTTTTGTATCGGGTATGATGGAAGAAAAAGATTATTATAGCGTTTTATCTCAGTGTAGCTGTTTGGTAGTTCCAAGTAGAGCAGAGGGATGGTGCATCCCAGCTTGGGAGGCTATGGCTTTAAATATTCCCGTTATATCGGCAGAGGGAACAGAGTTAATGCCTCACGAAAACGAACTAATGAAGTTTGTTCCGTCAAGGGTTGAGCCTTGCTTTGGTGCGTTAGACACTATGTCGTTCTTACAGACAGCACATCAAACTTGGAATGAAATCGACGTTACAGAATTAAGAAAAGCAATGAGAGAAAGGTACGAAACGCCAATAGAAAAAGTAGACTCTAGCTGGCATGAGTTACTTAGCTTTAAATCTGTTGGTAATGCAATGAAAAAAAATATGCAAAACTTACTAAAGGAAAAAAATGTATAACGCAACACATGAAACGATTAGCTCTTACATGTTCTACAAAGACTTGAGTCAGTTAAATATTTTGACATTCGCTACTCACGAGCGATATGAACAAGGACTTTGTAAAACTGGTCACAATTTTTACTCTTTGGATATAGGCGGTAAAACTTGGGACACAGCGTATGGTGAAGTTCCTAGTAACTATCATCAAATTAAAATGATTCCCAACACTCTAAAGATTGACTTGATTTTAGCACAACACCAAAGTCAGATGCCTGCCGCTATGGAAATATCTAAAAACTTTGGAGCACCCGTAATTCTTTTAACGCATATTTTACCACAGCCAAATTCGAATGAAAACTTGGAAGTGTTTAAATGGCCTAATTCAAATGTTTTTATATCAAATTACAGCAAGGGCAAGTGGGGCGTTGATCCCCTTGCTAAAGTTATCGAGCATGGAATTGACGTAGAGTTTTGGGGCGAGGAAGTTGGTGCAGCCAAAAAACCTCACTGTATTTCAGTGGTAAACGAATTTCCTACAAGAGACTGGTGTTGCGGGTTTAATTTATGGCGTACAATTAGTGAAAACGTTCCATGTGGCGTTGTTGGAAAATGCACATCTCATCCCGACTTCTCAAGTGCCGCTGAATCTAAAGAGCATCTAAGATTTCTGTACCAAGAAGCGTCTCTTTACCTGAATACCTCTTTAGTGTCGCCCGTTCCAACTTCAATGCTAGAGGCTATGGCGTGCGGTCTACCGATTGTTTCAACCGACAACTGCATGATCCCAGAGATTATTGAACATGGCGTAAATGGATATCTTAGCAACGATCCAAACGAGCTAATATCTTTTTGTTCAGAGTTGCTGCAAGATAAAGACAAAGCTCAACAGATGGGCTTAAAAGCGAAGGAAACGGTAAATAAATGCTTCAACATGGAGAGATTTGTAAGCGATTGGAATTTACACTTTAAAGAAATTGTCACAAAAAACTAACGAGGAATATATAATGAGAATTACTATTACCCCATATAATTTACAAACTGCGGAACTTCGGAAGGTCACGGAGAAGGTAGTTCACAGCCTTGCAGAACTAGACATGGAGTGCGAGCCTTCAGAATGTAGGCTTTTAGTCTGCGACAATTTTTTCTCGGCCTGCAAGCCCGAACACTTCAGAGATTTACTTGCTCACCTTGTGTCTAAAATAAGATTAGGTGGAATACTGCAAATCAACACATTTGATATTCCTAGACTTTCTAGGGAGATGACAAAAGGCAATATCACCTTAAACGACTTTAATAATTTTGTATTTTCAGATATTCAACAGTGTCGCTCCTTTGGTATTGATTACGAGACACTCTTGTCTTACATCGAATCAATTGAAAACCAATTAGGCGTACGGCTTGAAAAGCAAGTCAATTTTAGTACTGAGCCTATCGTTCAAGTGACAATGCAAAGAGTTTCAAGTCTGTCTCAGTCAGGAGGTAATTAAATGACACAAGAATTACAAGTTCACTCAAGTTGTAAAGAGTGTGTTTTTGCAGAAAAGGCCGTCGATATTCAGACAGGGTGTGCGTTAAATAGACCTGAAAAACTGGGGGTTAAAGAAAGCGACGTAAACTCAGAGTGGTTTGACTTAGAAAGATTTTGCACCACTTATAGGCCACAGGAATGGCTAGATGAAATAGATGACTATCAAGACCCTAAATTGCATGTATTAGAAGAAATACACCCTCGTGTTGGATTTTTTGTAAAGTTTAATGTAGAATCAGAAAATCCAATCGTGGACTTAGAAAAAACAATTCAAGACATCGCAAATCAAGAGGAGATTCCAGCGAGATATATTTCTGTAATTAACGACAGAGTTGAGTACAATGAAGAAATTTTTGAAATCCTAAAGTCCAACTTTACTTGGGATGTTACAGAATTTCACATCGTGCAAATGGAAGCCAAGTTTGTAAACGTAGATAGAGTTGTAGACGAAGCATTTTCCCGTGCTAAAAATGGTTGGCTGTATGTAACAACTTCTGGTGAGCCTGTGGCAAGAGATTTGATTAAAAAGGTTCACAACCGAGTAAACTTACAACTTAAAAGATTGTCGTTTGTCGAGCCTTACAGTGACTCAGACGGCATGTTGTTTCACACTCCCTTGTTTAAGTTTCTGAAAGGAAATAAAACAAAGATTTTTAACGACGAATATTCTGACAGTAGACCGTTTATCGAAAAGGTTAGAGATGCCGCAAGTAGAAGCAATGAAGAGTGCTTTCTCACATGGGAGAAATTTAACAATGAATAATTTACCTAAAGTTGCTATTATTTGTGCTAATTATAATTATAGCGATTATATCGTAGCCGCTATGGAAAGCATCGTCAATCAGACTTATCAAGGCGAACTGCGTTTGTATGTTGTAGATGATGGGTCGTCTGATGATTCGTGGGAAAAGATACAAAAATTTAATAACAATAAATTTGTAAAT